CGGATTATCTAAATCTACTTCAGTTTCCAAAGGAGCCTTAGCAAGAAATAAAAAGGCGATGGATAAAGTTAAAGCAGACCAAGGCAAAGCTGCTTTAGACAATTACAAAGTAGGCAAGTTTCCTGGATTTGGTCCAGTATCATTTGTAATGAATGCTGGTCAAGATTTAAGACAAAAAGGTTTTGAATATAATAGAAAATTTTATAGAGAAAAAGTTTTAACCTCTAAGAACAGAGGAGGTTATGTTGATACCTTAGATAGTTATTCAGATTATATGAGAGCCAGAGGAGCTGGAACCATAGATGCTTATGGCAACCAGATTGGAAGTAATGGAGGTGGAGCTGATAATACTGTATTGTCTCAAGAGCCTACTTCTGGAGTAGTCACATCCGATGGAGTTGTAGCTCCAGGAGCAATAGTAAAAACAAAAGAAGAAATCCAAGAAGAAAAAAATAAAGAGAGTGGAATTATTTTAGCCAAAAAAAGAGGCAGATCCGAAATGATAAAAACTTCATCAACTGGTTTAGAAGATGAAGATGATTTAATTATGAAGAAAACATTATTGGGGTAATTATGGGTGGAGTAAGTGTTGAAAGACAAAAAGAAATAAATAAATTTAATAAATATCAAAAGCGACCAGAAAAATTAAAAAGTGCTAGAGATACTTTTGAAAGATTAACTGGAAGAAAAGCTAAACCAGTAGAGCAAGCTGGTATGTTTCAAGATATGACCGATTTAGAAAAAAATAGATATAGAGCCTTAGTGGCTAAAGATAATAAAAACAAAAAATCACAATTAGGATAAGGAGGAAGTTATGGGAGGAGTAGCAAGAGCAGTATTACCAAAACCAGCAGCTCCGCCAGCTCCCGTTTATGTACCTACACCGACAGCTCCAGAGGTTTCTCAAGCTACGGCTACGGCAAAAACGGATATGGCAAGGGGTAAAGGTAGATCTACGACTATTTTAACTGGAGCTAAAGGTTTGGGAGATAACAAACTTACAACTTCAAAAGCACAATTATTAGGAGGATAAATGGCAATAGACAAAAAAGCCAAACAGATTTTAGAAAAATATAATACTCTAAAATCACAGAGACAGACATGGGAAGATCATTGGCAAGATATTGCAAATTATTTTTTACCTAGAAAATCTAATATCACTTTAAAAAGAACTAAAGGCGATAAAAGACATGACCAGATATTTGATGGTACAGCCACGCATTCACTAGAATTGTTATCAGCATCTCTTAATGGAATGCTTACAAATACAATATCTCCGTGGTTCGTATTAAAATTTAGATCTGAAATGATGAATGATGACGATGAGGCTGTTGAGTGGTTAGAGAGCTGCGCAAAAGTTATGCAGCAAGTATTTCAAAGATCTAATTTTCAACAAGAAGTTTTTGAACTATACCATGAGCTGCTAGCATTTGGTACTTCTGCAATGTTTATTACAGATGACTTTAAAGATGATTTAAGATTTAAAACAATTCATATCTCAGAAATTTTTATAACTGAAAATGAGCGAGGCATGGTAGATTGTTTAGTTAGAAGATTTCAAGTAAAAAATAAAAATATTCCATCAATGTATCCAGATGCTGTTATTCCACCAGCTCTAGCATCTAAAATTCAAAATGCTCCTTATGATGATACTTTTATAATTCATTCAGTATCTGCATCCGATAATGCTATGGGTTATGAAAGCAATAAGAATATGGATTTTGTATCTTGTCATGTTCACGAAGATACTGGAGTTATGTTAAGAGAAAGCGGATTTAGAGAATTTCCTTATGTGGTTCCTAGATATTTAAAATCATCTTCAAATGAAATTTACGGAAGATCTCCAGCAATGAATGCTTTGCCAGATGTTAAGATGTTAAACACAATGTCTAAGACAACTATTAAAGCAGCTCAAAAACAAATAGATCCACCTTTAATGGTTCCCGATGATGGTTTTGTTTTACCAGTAAGAACTATTCCTGGAGGATTAAACTTTTATAGATCTGGAACTAGAGAAAGAATTGAGCCATTAAATATTGGAGCTAACAATCCTTTAGGCTTACAAATGGAAGAGCAAAGAAGAAAAGCTATTAGAGAAAATTTCTTTGTCGATCAATTAATGACTACCCAGGGACAAAACATGACAGCTACAGAAGTTATGCAGCGTACTGAGGAGAAGATGAGATTACTTGGTCCAGTATTAGGAAGATTACAATCTGAATTTTTACAGCCATTAATTACTAGATCTTTTAATTTATTATTTAAAAATAATAAGTTTGCTCAACCACCAGAAACTGTCTCAGATCAAGATATAGAAATTGAATATGTATCTCCTTTAGCAAAAGCACAAAAAACTCAAGAGCTTTCATCTGTGATGAGAGGTATAGAAATATTTGGATCACTTCAAAATGTTGCTCCAGTATTTGATTACCTGGACATAGATGGTTTAGTAGATCATGTTAAAGATGTTTTAGGATTACCAGCTAAGGTAATGAGATCCCGTGGAGAAGTACAGCAAATCCAGCAAGAGAAACAAGCGCAACAGATGGAGCAAGCACAAATGCAGCAAGCTCAACAAGTTGCCGAAAGTGCTGGTAAAATTGCGCCAGCTTTGAAAGCGGTAATGCCAAATGAATGAAAAAGATATTAAACAATTAGCAATAGACTACAAACAGACTTTTACATCTGAAAGCGGAGAGAAAGTGCTTGAAGATTTAAAAAAGAGATGCAGCTATGAAACGACTAGCTTTGTTCAAGGAGATAGTCACGATAGCGCATTTAGAGAGGGACAGCGATCAGTTGTCTTATTTATAAATAATATGCTCAACAAAAAGGAGAAAAAATAATGTCGAGTGAAAATCAAGAGGTAGCAACAACGGAGCAAGCTCCAGCGTTGTCTGGAGATACAAATACTCCAACTGAAACTACTGATTGGAAAGCTAGTCTTTCCGATGAGATAAGAGCAGACAAGTCATTAGAAAATATTAATGATATTGAAAGTCTTGCTAAAAGTTATGTTCATGCGCAAAAGTTAGTAGGTACAGATAAAATTCCAGTACCTAACAAACACGCAACAGAAGATGATTGGAATGCCGTTTATGCAAAATTAGGCAGACCAGAAACTGCGGATGGATATAAATTTAATTTACCAGAAGATCAAAAGGTAGATGAGAATGGTTTGAAAGTTTTTGCAGATCACGCTCATAAATTAGGATTACTTCCTAATCAAGCTGAGGGTATGGTTAAATTTTATAACGAGATGCAAGCTAATCAATTAAAAGAGCAAGATAGTACAGCTCTTGCTGGCAGACAAAAAGCAATGGATGAATTACAATCTGAATGGGGACAAGCCTATAAACAGAAAGTAGATCAAGCTAACAATGTTGTTGCATCTGTTTTTCCACCAGGATTTATGAGTACAAACCTGGCAGATGGAACTAAGTTAGGAGATCATCCAGCAGTAATAAAAGCATTTGCAGATCTAGCGTCTAAAATGGGAGAAGATAAGATTGTCCAGGCAGATGGACCAACTTACCTAACACCAAAACAAATAGACAAAGAAATTGCAACTTTACAACAACCAGGTTCTGCGTATTGGGATAAAAACCATCCTAATCACAAAATAGCTGTTGAAGAAGTGCAAGCTCTATTTGAACAGAAACACGCTAAAGCTGAGGAATAAAATTTCGCTTTACAGAATTATTATTTTTCTGATAAAGCTGAAATATATTTGGATAATCGAAAGACCCAGATTGACACCAGGAAAGATTGGGATCCATGAGATCTAAAACCGAGGAGCGACCCGCAAGGATAATCATCCGATTATATTAACAACTAAACTAACAATAGGAGGGTTCTCTTATGAGTACTCAAATCACTACAGCATTTGTAGAGCAATACTCTTCAAATGTATCTATGTTAGCTCAACAAATGGGATCTAAGTTAAGAGGTGCCGTTGATGTTGAAACTGTCAGAGGCAAGCACGCATTTTTCGATCAAATTGGCGTGACAGCAGCTGTCGTAAGATCAACTCGACATGGTAATACACCTCAAATCGATACTCCGCATAGTCGGAGACGAGTAGGCTTAGCTGACTACGAGTGGGCTGATCTAGTAGACGACCTAGACAAAGTTAGAATGCTTGTTGATCCAACTAGCTCGTATGCAAAAGCAGCTGCGGCAGCAATGAACAGATCAATCGATGATGTTATTATTGCAGCTATAGGCGGTCAAGCTCAAACGGGTGTTGCTGGTGGAACAAATCAAGGATTACCAACTGCGTCTAAATTCGCAACAACTGACCAATCTGATGGTCTTACAATAGCTAAACTACTTGCAGCTAAGCATTTCTTAGATGCTGGCGATGTAGATCCTAGCATTAAAAGATACATCGTTTGTGGAGCTAAACAAATCCAAGACTTACTAGGCACAACTTCTGTGACTAGCGCAGACTTTAACACAGTTAAAGCTCTTGCCTCTGGACAAGTGGATAGCTTTTTAGGTTTCAATTTCATTATGTCTAACAGACTTTTAATGGATGGAACTCATACAACTGACAGACTTTGCTACGCATTCACAGAAGATAGTGTGAAATTAGCAATCGGTGCAGATGTAAAAGCTAAAATCTCTGAAAGAGATGACAAGTCTTATGCAACGCAAGTGTACTACTCTATGGCTCTTGGAGCTGTAAGAATGGAAGAGGAAAAAGTTTTCCAAATCCCTTGTAATGAGTAATAACTAAAATATTTTAGGCGGGGAAAGCGAGAGTGGAACCCGCCTAGGATGCTAATCAAAATTTAACGGAGGATTTATGCCAAAAGGCAAAGGAACATACGGATCAAAAAAAGGCAGACCACCAAAAAAACCTAAACCAATGAAACCGAGAAAAAGATAATGGCTAGTGTTGTTCAAATTTGTAATTCTGCATTAAATCAATTAGGAGCTGCGAGTATAACTGCGCTTACTGATAACTCAAAAAATGCAAGACTATGCAATGAAAGATATGCTGTTGTTAGAGATGCAGTATTTAGATCTCATCCCTGGAACAGTTTAATTAAAAGACAGCAATTAGCTCAAACTACAAATACACCAGCTTATGGTTTTAGTTATGAGTTTGCTTTACCAAGTGATTGCTTGAGAGTTTTAACTATTAACGCATATAATTCAGATTACAAAGTTGAGGGAAGAAAAATTCTTTGTAATGAACAATCAATAAAAATTACTTATGTTGCTCAAGAAACAGATCCAAACGAAATGGATGTTTTATTAAGAGAAACAATATCAGCTGGATTAGCTGCAGATATTGCTTATGCAATTACTGCTAATCTCCAGGTTTCAAAATTAATGCAAGAAAAATATCAATTCAAAGTATCTGAGGCTAAACATACAGACGCTAGCGAGGGATACAATACAGATCCAGAAAATGGATTAACAGATCAAATCTTAACCGAAGATTTTTTAAATAGCAGATATTAAATTATGGGAAAACAGTTATTAAGCATCCCTAGCTTTAC